AATAGGGTCCTAGCCTTCCTTGCTGCAAGGCATAAAGAACGTGCGGCTGATGCAAAGATGATAACGCATCTAGTAGAAGAAGATCCTGACACTGCGTTAGATGCTTCGGATGCCGCGCTCTCGGACACTGACTTGGCATCAGACGATTCTGGCGAGGCCGAGGTAGATTAGCCCGGTGCGGGTGGCGTACTATCAGGTACGTGCCTCTTGATCAGTACGATGACATGGCGCGGAGCGCTTTTCCGACGCTGACAGTTGACAACCTAGCCCATACCTACCGAGTAGCGGCTCGACTTATGGAGAGCCGTGACCAGGATCGGAAACGGTACGTGTTGACTGTTTCGGTGCTGCTGGAGCTACTGGGCGGCCAGGCGGTGATACCTGCCCACGCTCTACAGAACGCCCCCGGCTATCAGGTTCTTCGTACAACTTCGGGCGATCTCTTGCTGCAGAGCGAGGCAATTACTCGAAAAAGGATATAACGGTTCGTTAAGCAAATCGCGTACCATTGTGTAGACATGGTACGACATAAACCGCGTCGCGCAGCGTCTAGTGTTCGATCCAATGCGGCCAGAGAGGGGTCGCCAGATGACATGCGTGAGTTCGACCGGCGTGTGCTGAGGTGTCCTGAGACGGAACAGCAGGTAGCCTATATCGCCGAACAAATAGCAAAGTGTGCAGAGGAGACGGGTAAGAAACCGTGTGACGTTGGTTGGTGGGATTTTCGTGCGTTCGGAAAGATCGCGTGGGGGAAATCGCGAATCGGAATAGCGCACCGGCTCATTTCGAACGTTGGTGGTTTTCAAGTAATTCGCGATGCGTACTTCTCCCGGAGGGCCACCGATCTAGCCGTAGTTAGGCAACGCGCCCGCGAGCACGCAAATCTTAATCGCCGACTCGGGCATGCCGCCGCAGATGAGGAGTTTCAGTATCGACAGATTGAAGCCTTTGCGTCGCGGGTATTTCGAGGGCGTGTGAAGCCTATTGCCGTCGGGCCAGACAAGAAAACGAAGAAGACGAAGAAGAAGGGCGACAAGCTAATTCCTAGGGAGCTAGTGGTGTGTCTCGGGGACTGGCATTTGGGGGCCGACTTGGTGGTCGAGGAGACCGGAGCAGTAAATTTCGGGACTAAGGAAGAGGCCCGACGGGTGGCGAAGATTGTACAGCAGGTTTGCACGTACAAGCCCGAGTACCGTAACGAGACGACGCTACACGTGGTGTTGTTGGGGGACTTCATTCATGGCTGCCTGCACGATTTGCGGGATGGTGCCGTGATGGCGGAGCAAAAGAGCAGGGCTATTCACCTGCTGATTCAGGCGCTGGCGCATTTTGCGCACGCATTCCGCAAGGTCGTAGTCGAGGCGGTCACTGGTAATCACGGGCGCGATAAGCAACGGCATGCGAAGCCGGCTACTAGCGGGAAGTGGGACTCCCACGAGATGACCATCTATTCGGCAGTGAAGGCCGCGTGTTTTGGTCTTCAGAATGTTGAGTGGCATCTTCCTCGGTCAGCATTCGCCGTCTTTACGATCTTTGGCAAGCGTTATTTCGTTACCCACGGCAACGACGTGTTCAAGGCAGGCAACCCGGGCCAATCAATTAACGTGGCGGCATTAGAGAGTCAGGCTAACAGGCTCAATGCCACGCTCCGGGATCGGGACGAGTACGCGGTCGTTATTGTCGGTCACGCCCATCAAGCGGTGCAGGTTCTTCTCAACAACGGGGTGACGGTTATCGTGAACGGGCCCTTCACGCCTGTAGACTCGTATGCGGTATCCATCGGCTTGTTCGAGTCCGTTTGTTCGCAGCAAATCTTTGAGGCGGTGCCGGGTCACCCCGTGGGGGATTCTCGAAGGATAACCCTCGATAAGTCCGTCGACGAAGACGCGTCTTTAGACGGGATCATCAAAGAGTGGTCTGGTTTCTGAGATGCCCCCGGAAGAGGTGATTGCGTGGCCGCGTCTCCCCGCGGGCAAAGTGGTTAAGCGTAAAGAAGATGAGACACTAAGTGCGGGAGTGTACGCGCCGGAGTCGTCTAATCACCAGTCCTCGGGGTTGGCCGCCAGCAAATGGCTTGAGTTGGACGTCACCCTTCCCTCCGAGTTGAGGGACGAACTCAAGGAAGCGGCAGCGGCCGGAGAGATTACACAAGAGGACTCTTCGCAGATGTGGGAGGACCTGCTCCCGGCGCTTCGCATTCAGGCGCACACGGACTTCAATACGTTCGCGGAACTAGTGGGGGTGGATGACGACACCGGGGAGCCGATTCGACAGGCGCGAATCCACAAAGAGTGGGCGGTACTTTGTGAGAGGTATCGGCGCCTTCTAATTTGGTCTCACATAAATTCGGCCAAGACTACTCAGCTCTCGGTTCTTCGTACCGTCTGGGAACTGGGCAAGGATTCCACCTTACGGTTTGCGATCTTGTCCAACACCAAGGGGCAGGCCGAGACGATTTGCCGGGCTATCGCCGCACTCATCGATCGGAATCCAGAAGTCCGGGCGATCTTCCCTAATCTGAAGCCAGATCCGGCCGGTCCGTGGACCAACACCCGTCTACGTGTGGTTCGTCCTGGCAACGCCAAAGATCCCAGCGTTCGGGCAGTTGGCGTACACGGGGATCTTACCGGCGGTCGTGTAGATCGTCTGATTATTGACGACATTCTCGATCCGGAAAATTGTGATACCGACGTCAACCGCAGGAAGTTGTCCGCGTGGTATAAGGCGGTCGCGGTCGGGCGGCTCACCCGGAGAGCAAAGGTTCTAGTAGTCGGGACGGCGTATCATCCGAAGGACCTTCTGCACGAGCTGGCGGCACAGAAGGGGTGGATGTGGTTCCGCTTCCCTGTGGTGAGCGCGAAAGGGCTTATTTCGTGGCCGGAGCTGTGGACTCCCGAGCGTATCCTGGACATGCGTACGGAGCTTGGACCGGCGGAGTACGCACGGCAGATGCTCTGCAAGGCTCGTGATGACGACGAGGCCAGATTCAAGCAGGAGTGGATTGACCTAGCTTTGGCGGCAGGCGATGGAATGCCCATGATCGCCCGCTTGGATGAAATACCGGACGGGTGTGGAGTATTCACGGGTGTCGACGTCGGTGTCAAAAAGACCAAGCGCGCCGATAAGACGGCGTTCTTCACGTTTCTCGAAGACTCAAAAGGTAATAGGCGGCTACTCAACATCACGGCCGGCAAATTTACGGGTCCGGAGATCTTGCGCATTATCGGGGATCTCTACAGCCGCTACCAGTCGATCTTCATAGTGGAGAATGTTGCCGCACAAGATTTTATCCTTCAGTTCTTGAAGGAAGGATCGAACATTCCGGTTTTACCGCATACTACTACTTCGGCAAAGCGTGATCCAACACTTGGAGTTGAAGGATTAGCAATCGAGCTTGCTAATGGCAAATGGATTTTTCCAAACAAAGGCGGTCAGGTAGATCCGGAACTTGAGATCTTCATAACGGAATTGCTCTTCTATAGTCCGTCAGCGCACACAGGAGATCGTTTGATGGCGTGCTATTTTGCTCGGGACAAGGCCAGGGTACTGATGAGGCACGATGAAAAAGCAGTTCCGGGAGTTAGTGTGCACGTGGTCGGACAGTCCGTCGAAGAAGTGCAGGCGACTAGTGGCGGTACGTCTTTGGATATAGGCTTCGCTGCAATGGACAACTAGCCAGCGGAACCGCTACACTATATTCACAATGGCAAGCGAAGTCAGAGCCGAAGACGTGTTGAAGAGCGGCGGGGACGCGCTCGGGCAACAACCGAACGAGGTAGTTAAAGCATATTTCGTCGGGGGTACGGACGGCGGTAGTGAGAGCAAGATCATGGTCGAGCCGGACAAGCAGCAGAGCTTGTTTCAGGCATCCGGGGCCCTCATGCCCCTTTATGATCCAGCGGGTCTTGCTACGGTTTTTGAAAACTCTTCATGTCTGCGACCAAATGTTGATGCGTACGTAACGAATATCGACTCGTTTGGTCATCAGTTCATACCAACTATTGATTTAGATCAGGGGGATTCGGATACGCGCATTCGTAATGCTATCGTGCTTGAACGCGCAGCGGAAAAGGCCGAGGCTCTTCTTACGAAGGAGCCTACGCAGGAACAAACCGCACTAATTGAGCTAGCGGACACTCCTACGGACGAGGAGATTGCGGCGCGGAAAGAGGAACTACGTATTGCTATCTCAGAAGAGAAAGCACGTCTGGAGTTGTTTTTCGAGAATTGCACCGTAGACATGCCGTTTAGCGGGCCTGAAGGACTACGAGGGCTTACGCGCATGAATCTGGAGGTCATAGGTAATGGGTACTGGGAGATACTGCGGAATGGTTTGAAAGAGGTTGCGCAATTCAACCACATTCCATCAGAGTCTATGCGGCTGCTGCCGGTAGATGACGAGCTTACGGAAGTGACGATCTTGGTGCGTGTGTCACCCCTTTCGTGGAAGAAGGTGAAGGTTCGTAAGCGCTTTAGGCGTTTTGTGCAGTGCTGGGAAGCGAATACGAAGGTCGTCTATTTCAAAGAGTTTGGGGATCCTCGAACGGTTTCCGCAATCACAGGCAGGGTGTACACAAGTCCCGAAGAGATGAAAGTAGCAGAGGGTAAGGACGGTCCGGTAAAAGAGGCTACGGAAGTCTTTTGGTTCAAGATCACTTCTTTGCGAACGGCGTACGGAGCACCCAGGTGGATCGGAACTTTGCTCGCGGTGTTGGGTAATCGTCAAAGCGAAGAGGGCAACTTCATATACTTCGAGAATCGTAGCGTACCACCGTTGGCCGTGTTGGTGTCAGGCGGGCGCCTCAACAGTGATTCCGTGAAGTCGCTTGAAGAGCACATTCGTAATAACATCAAAGGTTCACGTAACAATCACAAGATTCTGATTCTTGAAGCGGAATCCGCTAACAGTGTCGGTACCGTTGCCGGAGCCGGTGGTGGCGGTACTCCGTCTCGTATGAAGATTGAGATCGTGCCTTTGAGTGATTCGCAACTAAAGGATGCTCTATTCCAGCAGTATGACGAGCGTAACTTCGATAAGGTGGGTCAGGCTTTTCGGCTTCCACGTCTTCTGCGCGGTGATGTGCGTGATTTTAACCGCAGCACCGCTGCGGCCTCGGTCGATTTTGCCGAAGTGCAAGTGTTTGGTCCAATTCGACAGCAGTTCGATTGGATGATGAACAAACACATTTTGCCGGTGATAGGGGCACGTTATCACGTGTTCCAATCAAATGCGCCTTCGGTTAGGGATCCGTCGGCTTTGGCGGAGATGATTGAACGTCTCGTGAAGGCTAGTGTGATCACGCCAGGAGAGGCGAGGGCCTTGTGCGCGGCGGTCTTCAATCGTGAGCTGCCGGTTATTGACGCCGCCTGGACTCATCAACCGGTTGGGATGACCTTGTCCGGTTATCAAGTTGAGGACGACCTGAATACGCCGGAAGATGAGTCGTCACGGTATACAACGCATCCCAATGAGGTCTTCAATCAAAACGGTGGGATGAGCGCTCCGGGAGCGGCGGCGAATCAGGCGGCTCTAGGGGTGGATACGGTTGGTAAGGATCAATTTGCGGGGGAGCACGGAGATGTCGATGACGAGGATGAGGAGAATAACGAAGAGCCGGAAGAGTCACCCAGGAGACGTAGGTTACTAGCGACTAGGGCATTTTTGAAGGTGCATAAGCATTTGCAAGATGTTGAGCGTAAGTCGCTAGCCCGTGTTTTGGATAGTTTTGAGCGGGTGACGGTGAAGATTCCAGAAGCCGATATGAGCAAGCTAGTTTCGAAGTAACGTAGCAAGGGGGAAAGTAAGATGTCTACGGCGTACATCAATAGACCGGAAACACTCTTGTCGTTGTTTCCGGAAGAGGCAATGGGGCGATTGGTAAACGGCATCACGGCGGCCGTCGATCGTAGTTTCCACGATGAGCAAGGTAAGATGCGTGGAGATATTACGCGTATCGAGATCAAGGATAGATTTACCGCGTGTGTTAATTGGGCGAGAATCCTTCGTGGGGATAAGAAGTGGGGTCTTGAACGGATCGTCGGTCAGTTCGATGAAATTCTACGGTGTCATTTAGCAAAGGCCGAATACAAGATACCGGAGAGGAATGTCTGGGTGCCGGAAGACGGCGTTGTGTAGTGTTGCTTTGGCTCCGTAGGCGCGATACACTGAAAGAGCATAGTAGCCGTAGTTCTCGGCCCAAACGAATATTTAATTTGCGGAGCAAATAAATGAGCAATTCGAGTCGTCACAGCGTATTGGAAACGGTCGGAGCCTGCGTTATTGGGCTGATTAAGCAGCTTACTCCAGATCCTGAAGAGCAGTGCGTGGCGGCGTTCGAGAAGCTCGGGCCGTTGGTGCGTATGGCGAAGACCATGACCGCGGACGATGTCACTCCGCACTTCACGGCCGGGATTCAAGAAGTGATTGCGCATCTGGACGCTTTTCGTACCGGTTTTGCGCGCACGGCCGAGCAGGAAGATGGCGATACGCTTGTCAAAGCTTCGTGTTTCAAGCCGCGTACTTCGGATATGACCGTGCCGGAATTCCTTCAGCACGCGGACTCGACACTGCGCAAGGCCGTGAAGTGCGCCGAGGGCGGGGAGGTCGGTAAGGCGCTTTCGGCGCTACATACCCTGGTCAGGGACATCCACAAGGCCGAGTCGTTCGAAGACACGGTGGCCGAGAAGATTACGGTCACGGTGGATAACGATCCTATGCGGATCGTGGAAACGGAAGCTCCGGGTACGCTGGCTCCCACGG